ATAACCATTCTAACCATATCATACATTTCTTTTTGTTTTTTCATCTTTGCAGCTTTAGCTTCTTTAATTGCTTGTTTTCTTTTGTCTATTCTTCTCTTTCTTTCCATAAGTATGCTATCCCAGGTGGTTGGACCAAAGCGTAAATTTATCATATTTTTTACTTCCTGCATTTGCTCAGCTGCTAAACGAGCTGAAATTATAGAATCAGCCACATTAGATAAGCCTAACTCATTCGCTGTGCTGTTAGCTTGTTTAGACCTTTCTTTATTAATTTGTTGTTGACCTTCAAACATCTGGTCTATCTGTTTAGCAATACCAGAAATATCGTTTACTGTGTTGAGATTTTCCTTAATAAATGAGGTTGCAGATTTAACTAATGCAATTCCAGCGAGTGCTGTAGATATTGGTTCAACCATTATGCTTTTCAATGAACCTGTCGAGTTTAACTTCTAGCCTTAATACTAGCTCTTTAATCTCTCTTGTTTCATTGTGAAGCTCGGATTTTGTGGCATATTCTTTTCCTAAATCTTCTCTAGTTTTGTTTAGAAGTATTTGTAATCTTTTTACTTCATTAAACATTTTAGAAAATGCCCATGCAAATGGTCCTAAAACCACAGTTATAATTACGTTCCACATCATCATAGGGTCAATCGACATACCATACCCCTTTACGCATCATTTGTGATAATCGTATAGCTCTTTGACCTACCTGCTTTGCCCATTTTGATTCTAACATTTCATTTGCAGCTTTCTCAAAATCTTTATCTTGTATTGCTGCAAAGGTCTTAACCCATGTATTAGCATTAAACCTACTAATACCCATATTAAATACCATGTCTAATAATACAGCTTGTCTAGGCTCTGCTAATGATTCCATAAATGTCCAATGCTCTACTTCTTTTTGTATTCTTTGCAAATCATTTAATAACAAAAACTTTGCTTCTTCATCTGTAATACCTACATCAGATAAGTTTCTACCCACTCCGATTGTTGTTTTATCTGCTGTGCATTGATATGGTTTTAACTCTAATCCTTCATGTAGAATTAACATATCTATTAATTTACCTTTATCTATTCTCATTTTTTAGAATCAACCTTTTTAATTTTGTCTAGGCTACGCAAACCTCCGATACCTAACATACCTAATAATAAAGGCATCATCACAGACATATCAGCTTGTGGTATTGTAATACCAAATCCAGAACATATAGGAACTACCATAAAGTTTATACCTAATGACATAGCACATATCCACCCAACTAAAGGTCTCCAACTTGATTGAAACCAGTTACCTTTTGCTTCTTCTGTATTAAGTTTTATTTGTGCTAATGCTAGTTGTTGTGCGTGTTCATCTGCCATTGTAGCTAGTTTATGAGCTAATTCTGCTTTCTTGTCTTTGTCTTGTATAAACTTACCTAGAAGTTTAGTTGCTGGTGCTATAAGTGCTGTAATAGCCATAATACCTCCTAATCGGCACTAAATGTACCTAGACTACTCCATAGAGAACCAGGAACTGTTGTACCATTTTGTTTACCTAATTGTGCCATTGATTGATTAACATTTACAAAAGCACCTTGACCCCAACTTGATACATCCCATTGTGCATTATCCCAAGCAGAACCTTGTTCTCTTGTATATTGTAACATTCTCTCAGAAAATGTACCTGTAGTTATACCTGCTTCTTCAAAGGTTTTTATCCAATCTTCATTATATGTACCATTTGTATCTGAAGCATCTCTGCAACTCTGTTGTTTTAATGATTGTTGGCTCATGGTGTAAATGTCCCCATACTAGAAAAGTTAAAATCATCTTGGTCTGTAGCAAATGCTTGTAAGGCTAGGTTTATATCGGTGTAAGATGTACTTAACTCACCATTAATATAAGCTAACATTCTTTCGTTAAATGTACCTGCTGGTATAGACCTTGCTGCAAATAAAGCTAACCAATCTTCGTTATGTAATGCTGTTGTAGAGGTTACTGCTCTTATAGATGCTTGTCTTGCTTCTGAGTTTGTAGCCATTACTTATCCTTTCTAGGTCTACCCTTTTTTTTAGGCTTACATTCACATAGTTTACCAAACAATCTTTTTTTAATCTTTTGATAAATTTTTTTAATTATATCCATTAAATACTACCCATGTTTTGCTATCTTCTTTCCATATATAACCTTTTCCGTCATCTGGATATGCAACTGGTGCTTCCCATTGACAAGTATCTTCATTCAATGTCCAACTATTCCAAGGCTTTGGAGGTATAAAAGCATCTTTACTAGCATCATATGTATAACCAACACCAGCATAGTTTTTTCTAAAAGGTGTACCACCTAGTTTGTGTTCACCAGCAATAGTATTATAAGATGTTTGTTTATAAGTTATTGTATTTTTATATAAGTTTTGTAAGAAAGTTTGTCCCTTTGCTTCAGTAGATGCGTCACTATCTGCTACTACTATTACTTCTAAGACTAAATTGTTTTCATCTAATTTTGCGAAATGTGCCATTATGCTGTAAATGTCCCTGATGATGTAAATTTATGATAATAGTAACCTCCACTTGAAGTTACTGAGCCTCCTGTTCCTAATTGTGTTCCACTTTGATATCTAATAATAACTATACCAGAGCCACCAGACCCACCATTTCCTGATGCTCCTGGTGATGAACCACCACCTCCTGAGCCACCTCCAGTATTAGCTGAACCATCTGCACCTGTATTACCTGAAGTGCCACTAGTACCAGCACCATTACCACCACCTCCGTCAGAAGCAGTAGCACCAGCTATAGCATCTCCTCTACCTCCACCACCTCCTGAAGCATAATACCCATTATCTCCTGAAGATGTAGCAGTCGCCCAAGCTGAATAAGCATTACTACCTGTGCCACCTTGACCCCCATCTTGAGCATCTTGACCAACACTTCCAGCACCACCACCACCAGAACCTCTGTCATTATCTTGAAAAGAACTTCTTACAGCAGAACCTCCATCATTTCCTTGTCCTGAAGTTCCAGAACCACCAGCATTAGACCCATTTCGGTTTGCTCCACCTCCTGAACCTCCGTCTTTACCAGCTGTATGACCTGATTGTTTACCACCAGAACCACCACCACCTATTGCAGTTTGAGTTGCTACTGTGCCACCTGAAAAAACTGAGTTAGAACCATTTACACTAGTTGTAGCATTTGCTGCTCCTGCTCCTACTGTAACTGTATATGCTGTAGTTGAAGAAACTTCTAAACCAGTAGCTGCAAGTAAACCACCTGCTCCTCCTCCACCAGAACCCCAACCATTACCACCAGAAGAATTACTCCCTCCACCTCCACCAGCAATAACTAATGTATCTATATTATAAACTGCTGATGCACCACCTCCACCACCAGAGCCGAAACCTAATACATTATATCCAAAACTTGTCATATTAAACCTTATGCGTCATTTGCTGCATCAGTTGTAAAGAATAATTTAATTCCTAATAATTTAGCATCTGCTGTTAAACTATCAGCAGAAACATCTCTCATTATTTGAAAAAAAACATACTCATCTACACTAGGACTACCAGCTATTGTTACTGCACCACTTTCTGCTGTAACTGCTAAATCATTTGATGTCCCACTCATGGCTTTTGCTGTAGGTCCTACTGCTGTGCCAAATGCTGTATTTAAATCACCATTATCAGCTAAAGCTACTCCATTTAATACAAAAGCTGTTGTGCCTGTATTAGTAGAAGCTGCTGTAAAAAATGCTTGAAAGGTTACTGTACCTTCATTCCATGATTTAGGAAAAGCTATAGCAAATTGAGCAAATTCATCTGAATCTTTATCAAAATCTAATGTTTTAAGTTCTGGTCCATTACTTAATTCTGTTTGACCTGCTTCAGCACCATTAGTTGTATTACCATACATTGCAACTGCTGGAACCCATATAGTTTCTTTTCCTACTTTTTTAATAGTGCTATCTACACTTACTGTTACTGTATCAGTTGAACCAACTACAGTGTCTATACCTGTACCACCTGCTATATCTAATGTGTTGCTGTCTGATATTGTTTGGTTACTACCACTATCACCAGTAAGAGTAAATGAACTCATAGAACCACCTGCTGTACCTAATTGGCTTGTCATTTGAAATGATGTACCATCATAGATTACAGATACGATTGCATTTTCTTCTATATCTCCAGAAGCTATATCTTGGTCATTTTTCTTTTTTATGTTTTTTGCACCAAGTGCATTTACATTTAATGTAGATGCTCCTGTAGATGCGTTAGCTGCTTTAAAATGAAATACTTGTCCTGCTACATACGCAGTTACTGCTGGTGTTAAAGCTATTGCATAAGTATTAGCACTACCACTATCTGTAGCTTGGAATATTAAACCACCATCTTGTATCTGCCCAGCATTTACTCCATCTGTATGTGCTGTACCATCAGCTAATCCTGTAATCTTTTGACTACCTAAGTTAGCTGCACCTGTGAAAGCATTACTTCCATCTTTGTTTATAGCTTGGTTTAATCCTGTTGCCATATCTTGGTCGTGTGTATCGTGCCTATCTGCAACAATTTTAGTTCCTGCATCTCTATTACTTTGCCAAATAGATGTACCTGTAAATACTCCATCTGACCTTGTGTATGTTCCTCCTGACCAACCCATTTTTATTCTCCTTTTATTTGTTTTATCTTATTTTAGTTCATAAATCAATTATTTATTATTTTCTTCTAAGTTTTTTCCTAAGTTTACAATAAATTGTATTGCTTCTGGATTATGTCCTGCAAATATAGTTCCTGCTTTTACTAAATGTTTAAAATATAAATCTGGTTTATTATCTGCTGCTATTTTAGTACCTTGAACTAACCATTTTACTACTTTTGGGTCTGATAAAGCTCTTGCTCCACCATAAGCACCTATTCCAGTTATTATAACATTTTGCACTCCCATAATTGGTCCAAAAAAAGCATCAAGTCCAATTCCACCTAATAAAGCTAAAGTACCTATAGATGATTTATCAGTAGGACCACCTTTTAAACTTTTTACTGATGCTTTTCTTATAAGATTACTTGCATTTGCTAAATAATTTAAATCATCAGATAAACCTTTATAATAAGGAGAGCTAAATAAAGTTTTTTTAGCTTGTTTATTTAAACTTGCCCAATTATTTAAAAATGCTTCACTACTAAAAATTTCTTCTATTCCTTCTTCTAACCCTCTTTGTTTTGGTGGAACTTTACCTAATTCTTCTATAATATTTTTTTGCACTAATGAAAATTCATTAGGTTTTAATGCTCGTTTTAAACCAAGTATATACTGTGAATCTACTTCATTTGCATTTTGTAAAAATTTAATTATTCTACCATTTTCTACATTTCTAATTTTATCTAAAACATTTTCTATTTTATTAGCACCAAATTTATAAAAACGATTAGCTGCTGCCATAGATTTAAATGCTTCTGGACCAGCACCTCTAGCTATTTCTGTTAAATCTTTAGATAAAGCTCCATATATTCTTTTTAACTCACCTTGAGAAAAGTCATCTAATAAACTTTTGCTAGATATTTTATTTCCTATTAAACTTCTTATTTCTTTTAATCTTTCAAAATTTAAACTTCCTTCATCTATATTATCTAATACTTCAGTTCTTAATTTTACTAATCCTGGTGATTGAAGAACACTATTTTTTTTAGCTTTATTAGTGGCTGCATTAGTTACAGGTCTATTTAAATCATCTACGAATATTTTTTGTCCTTCTTCTACTGTTTCACCTAATTCTTCTAAAATTTTAACATCTTTTTTTGTGGCTACTTTAAATTTTCTAGCTCCAGAAGGTTTAGCTAAAGTATCTAATACTTCTATAAGATTTGGTACTGATTGTTGTTGTAAACCTACTTTACTTTCTACTAAATCAAAAGCATCATTATAATATTTAGTTGATTTAGTTTTAAATCTCATTACAGAATTATCTATACCTTCTTTAATAAAATTATCTAAATTAGGAGGTAAAAATTTAGCACCTTTTGGTAAAATTTTATTTACTGTATTTAATAAAGATTTACCCATTTCTTTTTGTAAATTTCTACCTACTCCATACAATCTTTCTCTTGAAAATGGTAAGTTACCATATAAACTTTCTAATGTTCCAAATAATTCTCTACCTATAAAAGAAGGTCTAGTTAAAGTTATAGACGCAGGTTGCACATTAGCTTTAGCAAAAATATCTAAATTTTTTGTTATTCTATCCTTAGTAGCTTTAGATACACCTGTAAATACTGCTTTACCAGCTTTTAATAAAGCAGGTCCTCCTACTTCTGATAATCCTCCTAAACCAAAATCATAAGCTCTTTTAATACCATATTCTTTTGGTGTTCTTACTATTTCTCCACCACCTAACTGAAAAGCTCTATCTGATGCTTCTTCTGCTGCTAATACACCTAATCCTGCTCCTGCAAACATTTTATATGGGTTTGGTGCACCTTTAATAGCTCCCCCTATACTTGCAACAGTAGCAGCTGCTGGTCGTGGTAAAAAAGCATTAATATCTCCTATATCAAATCCTGGTTTATTAAAATAAGAATATTGTCCTGTGTCTTTATCTTGTATTACAAAATTATCTCCTTGTCCAAATTGTTTAGTTGACACAGCTTCTGGATATAATTTTTTAATAGTAGCTTCTTTTGATGCTTCATTGGGTGCTAATCCTATAAAAGACCTTTCTGCTGTAGATGCTCCCATTGTATCTATATTAGTATTTTGTATTTCATTTAAAGAAAAACCTGAATTTTTTATTAATTTTTCTATAACTTCATCTTTCATAGCATTAGGAAATTCATCATCTTCTATGATTTGTTTTATTTTTAATTTAGTTTTTATTATTTCTGACATATTTAATACTATGGTTTAATATTATATTTTTGATATAAATTTTTTATTTGCTTATCTAAATTTATATTTATAGAATTAGGTCTACTTTGATATATAAGAGATATATTAGGGTTATAACTACTATAATAAGCATTTATTTCTCTATTCATTAAATCTCTTAAATTTTTAAGACCTTGTCTTAGGTAATTTTCATTTGCAGCAAATGTAGGCATTTCTTCTTTAAATCTTTCTAATTCTTGTTGCACTACTGCTGCACCACTTCTTTCTTTTAAAGTAATATTTTTTATAGATGCTACTAAAGCTCTTAATCTTCTGCCATCTTCTCCTATAGATATAGAAGGTTTTAAACTACCAAATTTTCCAAAACCAGGAATATCTCTAGGATATTTTTTAAGGATGGTTTCTATTTTATTAAGCAATTCAAAAGAATTAGTTAAACCACTACTTGCTATATCTTTTCCTAATTTATTTACTTGTGATTCTATAGCATTTGCTTGTAATAAATTAGTTTTTTTAATTACATTTAATCCATCTTGAGTTTTTATTGTTGATAAATCTATAGCATCTCCTTGACCTGTAAAAGATTTATAGATAGAATCTAATTCATTTATTTGTACTCCAGCATTTGGTCCTGATGTAATTACTTTTATTATATCTCCAGAAAAACTACCTACCATAGCATTTACTAATTCTTCATCAGGTTTAACACCTTTATTTTTTAAATATTTTAAAACAGCTGCTCTTCTATAATTTTTATCTACTTCTCCCTTAGTACTACTTTGTTTAATTAAGTTATATTTACTACCTGTCATTTCTGTCATTACTTCAGTAATTGGGTCACTAAACATTAAAGTAATTTCTCCATCATCTGATACTCTAGTAGCTATTTGAGTATCAAAAATATTTCCTTCATTATCTGTTATTTTAGTTTGTGTTACATTTTGAAATTTATATTTTTTATTTTCTTTTTCTTTTTCTGCTTGTAAGTAATTATATACTTCTAGTGGACTTCTACCAGAAGCTGAAGCTAACTCAAATAAATCTGCTGCTTTTATATCTTTTACATTTTGTTTACCTGTTATAAAGTTCGCAGCTTTTTCTAAGAAATTATCTGCTTTAGGTGTTCCTGCTATATCTACTGTTGCAGGAGTAAATACATCTTGTGTTCCTGTATATAAAAATCTTTCATTTTCTGGTATTTGGTCTAATGTTATCGGCAGTTTTCTTGTTTCTACTGTAGCTGGTTGTGTAGCTGTTTCAGGTATATCAACAAATTCTTCTCTTTGCCTAATAGGAGTTACAAAACCTTTTACTCCAGACATATCTTGTTTTAATGCACTAGCTAAATTAGATTCTGTTAATGGTACATCTGCACTTTGTGTAGCTTCAAAGAATTGTCCAGTAGGACTTACTATTTTACCATCAACTTGTCTGTTAATTAATGCTTGGGTTAATTTAGTATCTGCTATATTAGATTGTTCTTGTTTTAACTGTGCAGCTTGTAAGGCATTTCTTGACCTAATACCACCTAATACTTGTGCTGTTAATGTACCAATAGGAAAATTACCTCCATATGCTTCTGCTGCATACATACTAGGAGAACCTATAGCACTAGCTTGAGCTGCTTCTCTTTGAGCTTTTTCTAATAACTGTTGTATTAATGGGTCTTGTTGCCTTTGTGGAAATACTCTTGTTACTGCCATATTACACTCTTTCCATGTTTACATCTAATTGGCTATAATCTACCATCATGTGTCCGAAGATATTTTCAGATACTGCTGATGGTTTTACTTTTTTAATTTCTTGTGCCATTACACCAATATACTTTTGTGGAGACCAATTATACTCAAACTCATAAACATTTAATCCAGATTTAGATTTAGATTTGTATTTAATGTTTTTCTTTAATCTTTTATCTGATGATGCTGCTTGTCCTAATGCTGCCATTCTTGCTCCGTATGCACCAACCTGACCTCTATAAGTTCCTTGGTCAAATTGTCCTTGTTGTTGTGCTCCTGCAAAGATTGGCGGTGGAGCAACACTAACTGCTGGTACATCTAATCCTGTTGTAGCTATTGCAGGAGGAGGAGCTGCTTGTCCTGATAAAGTAGCAATTTCACTAAGTGGTTGACTTCTACTTAGTAAGTAATCACTTAATTGTCTATCTCTAATTCTTTCTTGTTCTCCTACTAATCCTTGTCCTTCGCCTAATTGATAACTACGCAAACCTGTAGCTCTTCCTAATTGAGCATCAGCGAGTGCTTGACCTTCTCTAATAGATTCACTAGCTAAACCTCTTAATGTATCTTGGTGGCTCATTCTAAGCTCTGCAAGTGCGTTATTATGTGCAACTGTACCTTCTGGTATACCTGCGTTAATTAATCTTGTTTGTAGGTCTATAACTTCTTGTTGTTGTTGAGGTTGTATTCTTGATAATGCTCTGTTATAATAATCGCCTTCAACTCTTTGTGCGTAAGTGTTTATATCTTCCATTGTAGGTAACGCAGTCAAACCACTTCTGTCTATAAGACCAGGTTGTGCTGATAATCCAGATAATGAAAATGTTTCTTGTGGTAATCCTGATAAATAATTACTTGCTGTATCTAAATATTTATCTGTAATACCTACTTGTTTTTGTCTTTGTGTTTCATATTCAGGAGCTAAACTATAAGTTTGAGCAAATCTATCGTTACCTAAATCTGTTACTAATGTTTGGTCATAAGGAGAAAATACATCAGGTCGGTTCATTCTACCTTCTACTCTTGCAGTTTCTACATTAGCTGCTCCTTGAGCCTGTGCTGCACCTGCATAATCTGGTGCTGCTGGTGGCTTTGGAGGACTAAATATATTACTTATAAAACTCATGTTACTTCCTTCCTTAATAAGACTGCTTGTTTCTTATAACCTTTTAATGCTTTTTCCCAACCCATTCTTCCTAAAATGTCAACATATTTATATTTTTTTTCTTTTGCATAAGTTATAATCTTTTTTTCTAATTTTTTCAAACTATTTAATTCTCCTCCTGCTAAACCTATACGCAGTGCATCTTCGTAATCTGCTGTAATAACTACACTTTGTTCATCCATAAATATTTGGTATGTTCCATCATCAATACCTTTTTCTATATTTTCTTTTGTTAGATTTTCTCCAATAGTTGTAGCTGGTTCTAACAGTTTCCATATTTTGTCTGTAAGCATCATAAACCTACTCCTTTTTCATAATAAATATCTACACTATGCCATTTAATACTTTGTGCTTGTGTACTTGTTTGTATTCGTATTGCTGCGTTCCAACCTATATCGGCAACACTTCTCCATACTAATTGTGAAGCAATCGTTCCTGCCCATTCTGCTACATCCCAAGTTGCTGTATCCCAATCTGCTCCTGTTGTAGTAGCACTAGATGGTGTATAAGTAGATGTGCCATCATTAAAGTCTACATCAAATCCTATACTAACTGGTAAGTCTGCATCTGATGATACAATAGGTCGTATTGCTGTAAATCTTTTAGATGTACCTCTACCACCATAATATACAAATGCTGTTTTTGCGTTACCTTGTATTTGTACTCCTGCATCACTTAATCCATTATCTGCTTTATATACTTTTGTATTGCCACCAAAATATAAATCACCATTTAATAAACCCCAACAATACGCATCTTGTCCTGTAAATCTACCCCATGCACCTGTGGATAAGTTTACTACAAATTGCACAAACTCACCTGATACTCCATTAGGTACATTAAATAAACCAAATTGTCCTTTAGGATAGATTAATGCTTCCCAACCAAAGGTAGATTTAAAATTAGTTACTGCTGTTAATATACTACCACTTATTTTATCTGATATT